TATTTAAAGTTAGTAGATGGGATACAAATGTAATGCCTATTGCTACAGCTGCAGATTGGGCTAAACAAAATGAATTGCGCCAAGAATGGTTGGCTAATAATCCAGATGCGACTTATATCGGATGGACCTCTATATGAAATTTAACGCTCAATTTGACATCGTATGCTAGGCTCTAGTGAAGCAGTGGCTCACAAAGCCACAAGGCGAGCCCGACAGGGAAAGCTCGCAAGGTGCTGGCTAGTTGGGATCGCTCTATTCATAGTTAATCTTTGCTTTGTAAAGACTGATTCCGTTGCAGCTGATAATTACAAACCTACGCATTACAAGCAATACATACTCATACAATTAAATGATTTCACAGAAGCTTATTGTTTAGTAGAGCTTTACTCTAAAGAGAATAGTAAGTGGGATCCTAAAGCTCGTAATGGCTCACATATAGGTATACCACAAGGTAAGTCTAAGTATCTTGCAACTGTTAATGGTGTTAAGCAGATAGACTGGGGTATTAAGTACATCAATAATAGATATGGGTCTATGTGTAAAGCATTAGATCACTTTAATCGTAAAGGCTGGCATTGAGAGATAAAGCATTAGGTAGTGGCAAGTGGGCTAAGTTACGCATTACCATATTAGATCGTGATGGTTGGCAGTGTGTGGTGTGCAACGGCCCAGCCCATACCGTGGATCATATAGTGCCACGTGTTAGAGGAGGCGATATGTGGTCGCCAGATAATTTACAATCGATGTGTAAGAGCTGTAATAGCCGTAAAGGTGGCCGTTTTTTTAGCAGCAAGGCGACCCCCCCTGTCTTTTTCAAACCTTCTCTCCCTGAGACCACCAGTACGGTGCCAGATTCACCTTTTAATAAACCTGATACGCTTAACTTCGATGCAAAATGATGCAGAAGTAAGCCAGATCAAACGAGGGGTCGGGCTAATTGGCAGCACCGAGCCTAGAATCCACACGCCACTATTAAAGGGTAAGTCCAGAGCACAAGAGGTGTCTGACCTAGCAGACAAAATTGGCTTACCCTTAATACCCTGGCAGCGGTGGGTGCTAGATGATCTGCTATCTATTGATAACGACAATAACTGGCGCAAGAAGACAGCTCTGGTATTGGTTGCACGTCAAAACGGAAAGACACACCTAGCACGTATGCTTATCCTGAGCCATCTATTCTTATGGGGCTCTAAGAATGTCTTGGGTATGTCATCTAACCGCAATATGGCATTAGATACCTTTAGGCAGGTTGCATTCACAATAGAAGATAATCAATTTCTAAAAGACCAGGTAAGACAGATCCGATTGGCTAATGGCCAGGAATCTATTAGCTTGCTTAATGGTGCTAGGTATGAGATTGCGGCTGCAACCAGAGATGCACCACGTGGTAAGACCGCAGATTTCCTATACATTGATGAATTAAGAGAGTGGACAGAGGAAGCCTTTACAGCTGCATTACCAACTACACGTGCAAGACCTAATGCGATGACTTTAATGACAAGTAATGCTGGCGATGGGTTTAGTACAGTGTTAAATGATTTAAGAGAGCGTTGCCTATCTTATCCACCAGAAAACTTGGGATTTTATGAGTACAGCGCACCACAGCACTGCAAAATAAATGACAAGAAGGCGTGGGCGTTGGCTAACCCTGCTTTGGGCCACTTAATAACTGAGCAAACATTAGAAGAATCTGTAAGCACCAATAGCATAGAAGCTACACGCACTGAGATGTTATGTCAGTGGATTGATTCTGCTGTCAGTCCCTGGGTGTATGGATCTATTGAGCAGTGCAGCGATAGCAGTTTAGAAATACCTGTTGGCCCACAAACTATTATGGCCTTTGATGTTGCACCTACTAGAAGATCAGGTGCTTTGGTTATGGGTCAAATGAAAGACGGTAAAATTGCAGTTGGCTTGGCCCAGCTTTGGTATAGCGATATAGCAATAGATGAAATTAAAATGGCTAGCGATATAAATGAGTGGGCTAGAAAATATCACCCGACCACAATTTGTTATGACAAGTACGCCACGCAAACTATTGCCACAAGATTAGAGCAAAGCGGCTGGCGTATGGTTGATGTATCAGGCCAGGCGTTTTACCAAGCGTGCTCAGACCTTGCCGATGGCTTGGCTAATAGCCGTGTGGTTCATTCTGGTCAAGCAGAGCTAGTACAGCACCTAAATAATTGCGCAGCTAAGACTAATGATGCTGGCTGGCGCATAATACGTAGAAAATCCGCTGGCGATGTCACAGCCGCTATATCACTGGCTATGGTTGTAAGTCAATTAACAAAGCCACAACAAACTGCGCAAATCTTTGTCTAACTTGCACCTTTAGTCCGATTTATGGTATAAAGTATACCTATGGGTATATTGTCTGCTTTGGGTATAAATAAAAAAACGGATTCCGTTCAAGCGCAGTATGCCCCAGCAATTATGGACACAGCTTATGGCTATGGTTCATTTACAACTGGTGTTGGTAATTTTCCTGGTGGATTAGATCGCAATTATGCAATGCAAGTACCAGCTGTCAGCCGTTGCAGAAATCTTATTGCTGGTGTAGTTTCCTATCTGCCATTAAAACTTTACAAGAAGTCTAATGGTGAGGAGTTGGGGAACCCTCTTTGGCTCGATCAACCAGACTATCGACAACCACGATCCGTCACTTTATCCTGGACTGTCGATAGTTTGTTGTTTTATGGCGTTGCATATTGGCGTGTTACAGAATTATATGCAGACGATTTAAGACCATCACGATTTGAGTGGATTGCCAATAACCGAGTTACATTTACTACAAATAAGTTTGGCACAGAAGTTAGCGCTTATTATGTTGATGGTGTTGATGCACCTATGTCTGGTATTGGATCATTAGTTACATTCCAGGGCTTAACACAAGGCGTATTGCAAACTGCATCACGCACAATACAAAGCGCATTAGATATTGAAAAGGCTGCAGCTGTATCTGCACAAACTCCAATGCCAAGTGGTTACATTAAAAACACAGGCGCAGATTTACCAGAGCAGCAAGTATCAGGATTATTAGCACAATGGAAGCAAAGCAGATTAAATAGATCAACAGCATATTTAACATCTACTTTATCTTACGAAACCACAGGATTCTCTCCTAAAGATATGATGTATAACGAAGCGCAACAATACTTGGCAACTCAAATTGCTAGAGCGATGAACGTACCTGCTTATTACATTTCTGCAGATATGAATAACTCAATGACTTACCAGAACATTATTGATGGCCGCAAAGAATTTGTTGCATACTCACTGCAACCATTTATCTGTGCCATTGAAGATCGACTATCTATGGATGATATAACCCCACGTGGCCACGTAGTTAAGTTTGCTATCGAGGAATCATTCTTACGTGCTGACACAATGAAGCGCCTAGAAGCAATAGAGAAAATGTTGGCACTTGGCTTGATAGATGTTGAAGATGCCAAAGAGATGGAACAAATGACACCTAACGGGAAAGAAGTTGAAGATGATACTTACATTCAGTAGCCAAGTAGAGGCATCCGATGCGGAGCGCAGAGTAATTGCTGGCAAAATCGTACCCTTCGAAAGTGTAGGGCATACTTCAGTTGGCCCAGTTGTATTCGCTAAAGGGTCAATTGAAATAGGAGATCCTGGCAAAGTTAAGATGCTTATGCAACACCGCCCAGAGAAACCAATCGGCAGAATGCAGAAGTTTCAACAGGCAGAAGATGGAATCTACGCTAGCTTCAAAATCAGCGCATCAATGCAAGGTCAAGATGCGTTAATACTTGCATCCGAAGCTTTAGTTGATGGCCTATCTGTTGGAGTTGATGTAAACAAATCAATCCAGAAAAAAGATTATTTATATGTAACCAGTGCAACTCTACGTGAGGTTAGCCTGGTCGAATCTCCAGCCTTTGGAGAAAATGCAAAGGTAACTAAAGTTGCTGCTAGCGAAAGCGAAGCAGAGACACCAATCGAAACTAAAGAAAGCGAGGCTCCTGTGGAAGATTTAGCAACAGCGCCACAAGAAGCAAAGGCAGAGGCTGCTACTCCTACAGTAGAAGCCGCACGCCCAGTAATTACAACACCAGTTATCCAAACATCAATTCGCACACCTATTACATCTATGGCTGCTTACACAGAGCACAAGATCAAGGCTGCACTTGGTAACGATGATTCAAAACTATATGTAGCTGCAGCGGATGACTCGCTGGCAACTAACCCTGCATTTAATCCAACACAGTACCTAAATGAGTTTGTAACTAACACACGTTTTGGTACACCAGCAATCGATGCCTGTTCACAAGGCACATTACCAACTAGCGGTATGACCATTTCAGTACCTTCATTGGTTACCAGCGTTGGTGGCGGTTCAGGTGTTGCACCAGAAGTTACTGTAGAAGCAGAAGCTGGCGCAGTACAAAACACAGGTATGGAAACTCAATACCTAACTGGCACAGTATCTAAGTACAGTGGTATGAATACTATATCGATCGAACTTTTAGAGCGTGGATATGGAGATGGCAACTTCTTTGCTGAATTAACAAAGCAACTTGAGTACGCATACTTAAAGCGCCTAGATCAGACTGTATTAGCAGCTTTGATCCAAGCAAGTGCTAATGGTACAAATACAACTGCAGACCTTGATGGTATTGTTGCATTCGCAACAGAAGGCGCACGTACTATCTACACAAACACAGGTTACTTCGCACAGAATTACATCGCTAACCCAGCACAATGGGGAGCGTTAATTGGTGCGCAAGATACAACAAAGCGCCCAGTATTTAATGCGTTACAACCAATGAACGCAGCTGGACAAGTTACACCATCATCTATTCGTGGCAACGTGCTAGGACTTGATCTATATGTAGACAAGAACTTCACAGCAACTACATTTGATGATGATTCAGCAATTATCCTTGCACCAGAGGCATTCACTGTATACCGCTCAGCACAAAACTTTATGAGCGTAAACGTAGTATCAAATCTACAAGTACAGGTTGCTATCTACGGATATATGGCAACAATCGCCAAAATGCCTAACGGAATCTTGAAGTACAAGAAGACCTGATAAGACCCGTTAATCAATAAGTAATCCCCTGGGGTTTAGTAGCCCTAGCCCTGGGGGAGTTTTTAAGAGAGGAATACAATGCCAGCCGTTTACGTGACCACAGCTGAATTACGCTCGAATCTTGGAATTGGCACTTTGTATACCGATGCAACAGTAGAAGAAGTTTGCCAAACTGCAGAAGATTTAATTAACCAGTATTTATGGTTTAACACTGCCCCAGTCGTAGCTACATCATTACAAGATAACGTGGCAACACTTATGCTTGCTAATCCAAACGCATTCGTTGCGACCCAATCAATAGTGGTAAGTGGTTGCGGTGCTACATTTAACGGCACGCACACAATCACTGGCACAATTCCACCTACATCTGGCACTACTAGCCTGATCCCAGTATTTATGTACAACTATGGCCAAGTTAATTATCCTAGTGGGTATTCATTTGTGCAGTATGCAAAGACAGCTGCAAACCAAGCATTTCACAAGGTAGTACCTTATGGTGTAGCCACTGGCCCAGATCACAAGACCCAATCTTATGCGACAACCCCAGCAATACGTGAGGCAGCGATGATCGTTGCTGTAGACATCTGGCAAGCAAGACAAGTTAGCCAGACTGGTGGGGTCGGTATGGATGGGATCAGTGCCAGCCCTTATCGGATGGGTTATCAGCTGATTAACCGAGTGCGTGGTCTCATCCAGCCGTATTCAGCACCATCATCTTTGGTGGGCTAATGCCAGCTGCAATTACCACGTTAAGAGGCACACTAGCAAGCGATCTAGCCAATGTTGGCGTATGGTCTACCTTTGCCTATCCACCAGCCACATTATTAGCAAACAGCGTGGTTATTACACCTAGCGATCCATATATCGTGCCAAGTAACAATGAGCAAACAGGCTTATCACCAATGGCCAATTTTAAGATTTTAATAACCGCCCCTGCATTTGATAATCAGGGCAACCTTGCAGGTATGGAAACTTTTATAGTAGCAGTTGTAACTAAACTAGCAGCATCATCACTGGTGCTCAACATATCAAGTGTCTCCGCTCCAGCTATTACAAACGCAGCTAGTGGAGATTTATTAACATCGGAAATAACAGTATCAATCCTAACGAGCTGGAGTTAAAATGAGCACACAAGCAGAAGACTTAGCCTTCTTAATTAAGACAGGCCAGATCAAAGAAGCACCAAAACCAACTGCACAAACAAAGAAAGATGAGGAATAACAATGGCAATCTATTTAAATAACAATGTTGGTGTTAAGTTGGCAACAGCAGCAGCCAAGACAACACCTTCTATCGATATTTCTGCATATGTAACCAACGCAGTAATTAACCAAGTAGCGGATGAGCTAGAAGTAACAGCTATGGGCGACACAGCCCACAAGTTTGTGGCTGGCCTACAATCTGGCACTTTGACACTTGATTTTATTAATGACTGGGCATCTGCTCAGGTTATGCAAACCCTTAACGATTGCTTTGGAGCAACTATCTCTGTTTCAATGATTACAGTTAAAGGCACAGCAGTATCAGCAGCGAACCCATCTTACCAATTCTCAATCTTGGTAAATAACCTAACCCCACTGGGTCAAGGCGGCGTGGCTGAGATTGCTACCTCTTCAGTAACATTTACTATAAACTCCGCAGTAACAGTGTCCCCATCGGTGGCATTCTAACTAAGGAGTAATAATGGCAAAGCTAAAGATAACAAGGGCTAATGGAGAAGTATCAGATCACAAGATAACTCCAGGTGTTGAGTACGCTTTCGAACAGAAATATGGCGCAGGTATTAGCAAAGTCTTGCGTGAGCACGAAAGGCAAACCGAAATATTCTGGCTTGCTTATGAATGCTTACGCAGGGCTGGCGCACAAATACCTTTATGGGGATCTGAGTTTATTGACACCTTAGAGACCGTTGAGGTATTAGACGAAGAAAAAAAATAATACAGCGTGATTCAATTCTTTACAGTATTGCCAGTTTATCGGTAGAGACAGGAATTGCGCCCAAAGAGTTTATTGATATGGATACGGATATGTATAGAGCAATCATACAAGTCCTAACCGACAGAGCTAAGGAGATCAAAAATGCCAGTAGAGGTCGTAGGCGTTAAAGATGTCTTAGCGGGATTAAGTTTTATTGACGAGGATATGCGCACACGCATTAGGGTTGCTATTGATCCTTTAATGCGTGGCGTAGCAACCAAAGCCAAAGGATTTGTACCAAGTAATAATGCAGTTTTATCTGGCTGGTCTAAGCCAATGTCTAGCGATGTATCTTATAGACCATTTCCCAAATATGATGCTGGCGCAGTATTAGCAGGTATTGGTTACAATCCTGGAGAAAACAAAACATTAAGAAATGGATTTAAAGTAAGCAATTATGTTTACAACGTGAGCAGACCTGGATCTATTTATGAAACTGCTGGCCGTTTAAACCCACAAGGTAGAGCACCATTTGAGATGAGAGCATCGCAAGGCGCAAGCGGTCAATACACTAAGCGATCTGCCCGCAGTAAAGCATTTGAAGAATATAAATCTAATAACCCATTTGCTAGCCAACAATTTATAGCCGCATTAGAACCAGTAACATCTCAACCTAAAATACCTGGCATTCGTGGCGGCAACCGAAAAACTAAGGGCCGTTTAATTTACAAGGCTTGGGCGCAAGACAGTTTGAAAATATATGAGGCCATATTAAAGGCTATAGATAATTCAGCTGTAGAGTTTAACAGAAAAACCGAAATCAGAAGTAAGAGGGCAGCGTAATGGCCAATATATTTGTAGCAGCAACCGCAACCTTTAATGGTAAAGCACTTGCTAGGGGCAAAAAAGAAATATCAGCATTTGATAAACAAGTTAAGAAATTAGGCAGAACCTTTGGCGTTACATTTGGCGCAGCATCTTTAATCAATTATAGTAAAAAAGCCGTAGCAGCATTTGCAGCCGATGAAAAAGCAGCCAAAGCCTTAGAGCAACAATTAAAAAATACTGGTTACCAATTTAGTGCTCCAGGAGTTGAAAAATATATATCTAATCTTCAGAGAACTACTGGCGTTTTAGATGATGAATTGCGCCCAGCATTCCAACAATTATTAACAGTTACTGGGTCAATTACTAAAAGCCAAGAAGCACTATCTACTGCATTAAATGTTAGTGCGGCCACTGGTAAATCTTTATCTGAAGTAACTGCTGCAATATCTAAGGGCTATTCAGGTCAAACCACATCATTATCTAGATTAGGCGCAGGATTAAGCAAAGCCATAATTAAAACTGGTGATATGGATAAGATTATGGGCGAACTTAACCAGAAGTTTGCTGGGCAATCCGCAGCTAGATTAGCCACTTATGCTGGCAAAATGGATTTATTAAAAGTAGCATCTGAGAACGTTAAAGAAGAAATTGGTCGGGGTATTTTAGGTGCGCTTGATGCGTTAAGCAAAGACACCAGCATTGAAGACACTACAGCTAAAATGGAAAACTTTGGCAAAGCCACTGGCGATGCAATTACTGGTGTGGGTGTTTTAATTGCTGAATTACAAAAAATACCAGGTGCAAAAAAGGCAACCGATATTTTATTTGGCACAAATATATTTAGCTTACTAGGCAAACTGGCCGAGGAAGAAACAAAAAGCAAGGCGGGAACTAAAGCCAATTTAGAGCCAAGATCAGCGAGCCGTGTTTATGTCCAACAATTACGCCTGGAAAACAAAATAATTAGAGACACCAATAAAGCCAGGGCCGATGAATTGGCCAAACTGAAGGCTAAATCAGAAGTAGATAAACTCAAAGATAAGTTTGACATAGAGCGCATAGGATTGACCCTGGCACTAAACCAAGCTACCGATGAAGAGACTAAATTACGCCTAAGAGCACAGTTAGCAATCCTAGATAATAACGAAGCTTTGGCCAAGAAATTAAATGCTGAGTTAGGCGCTGTTGCCGCCGCTAATGCTTTGGCTACTTCTGCCACTACAGCTGCAGGTGCTTTAAACTTCTTGGCTAGTGGTATGCCAGCGCTGTTTAACTCTTTAGGAGAATTGACTGGCCGAGGCCGTAATCAAATAGCGCCAGATGAGT